GGCTCAAAGCAGCAGCCATAGCCACCCCCTGTGCCCGCCCTAATTTTAACATCGACTGCACATTTTTCCCAAAAAAAGGTGCCTCAATTGCTAATTCATCAGGTAAATAGGCTTCTATTATACCAACCACCCGTTCAAAAATACGGCGCAGTTTTAAATAATGATCACCATATTTACGAAGATCAATGACCCCCATAGTCATTACCTGCGGTTTAGTACCTACTACTTTCAGCAGACCATACCCCATTATGGTTGTTCCAGGATCTATACCCAGAATGATTTTCTCTTTTACCGGCTGAATCACTTAATTACCTCCATCAAAGTGGGAAAGCCAACCACCTTATCTTTAAATATCTTCATCATTTCCTCATTCAGATGCATCCCCTGCTGAGTATGCCAGCGGTGTAAGGTCGCTGTATCTTCCACCTCCCATTGCAATGAAAAACATTCTGAATCCTGCTCTTTATGACTAAGGATGTGCGTAAGACGGGGATTTTGCAATATTCCCGTTTTTTCCACTTCGGGAATGTAGCTTTCACTAAGCCAAATGACAAAATTACGCGCATCGTCAATACCTGTTTGATAAGTTGTATTATAAATTAACATATTTATAGTCTTTAAGTTAAAAAAGACCTGCTCCGCAGACCTTCATTTTCTCATTAAAAAGTGGAGCATGCGAGACTCGAACTCGCCACCTTTAGACTGCCAGTATGAACTCTGATCTGCGCTTACTATACTGACAAGCAGAAGGTTATCTACCCATTCAAAATCCTCCAAGATTCGTTTTAGTAAAAATCATCTTGATTTTCTATTTTATTTTATTCATTATTTTCCCTGTTCTAACGTCCAAATACTAAAAAGCCGTTCAACTCACTACTATAATTGAACGACCATAAACATTCAAGGGATTTCCTTTTCATACATTAACCAAAATTGTAAGGCATCAGAGAGCACAGACCAGCCAACCACTTTTTGTTGCCAGACTAAAACCTAATGCATCCATAATACCCTCAATTTCCAATGAGAAGTACACTATAGATTTGCGAGCCATTTTTTCCCGGATTTTGTGTTAAGCCACACCAAAAATCCACCACCTACAACAGCACTTATTGTATATACTAAACTTAACATGTCCATAATCCACTTTATTTTAAAATTGTATTTCCTATTCTAATAAAAATGATGGTAGAGATTCCACCTATAATAACCCTGTATATGTCAAGAGTTATATCTACATCAGGCTTCATGGAAACTATTCCACCTACAACAAGTCCGGCAAATGAAAGTTTTGCTAAATCAAAAAACAACCCGGCAAGTTTTTCCCGTCTTACCTTGTCCTTTTCCTTGACTTCTTTCTTTACTTCCTGTTGTTCACTCCAACTTCCCATTCAAATTAAGATTTATTGCAAATATACGAAAATCAAACAATAAACAATAACATAAACCATTTATTTAACACACTTCACCCTTCGGCAAATTGGCCAGCACCTCATCTATGAAAATTGATCGGTAGTGTGGGCATTCCAGCACTCCCTTTTGCTTCGCTTCCCGGTACACTTTGGAAAAGAGCTTTGCTTTCTCCTGGATTGTTGCTGGAATCTCTTCAATGGGCGTAGACAGAAATCGACATCCCCACCCTTTGCATGAAGGTGAAAGCCTACAGTGTTTTTGATTTTTCCACTGACACGAACAGTCATATATGCTTTGAACCATATATAATAAAACTCCAATATTCACATTGCAGCACTAACAATACATTTGCTAATGCTGCAATTATCTTTAATTAATCTTCTAGAACTTTTATCCTATTCCTTATGTTCGTACATATCGATCGCCTTAAAGAATTCATCCTCATAGTTATAAATATCATCAAGGCTTTCAATAACATGTTTCACATCTTTCTTGTTTTCGTCAATAAACTGAACTACTATACCTAGCCAAGCATAATCTAACATTTTCCAGAATAGTCATATTATAAATCCCCCTTTAATGCACTATCTTTGATTTCTGCTTTAATATTACAATCTTTCAATATCTTTTCAACCTTTTTCCGATCTTCATCAGTTGTTCCAGGTCCCATTGTTATTTCTAAATGCTCTAAAACTTTCTGCTTTAATGGAATATAAAGGGCTGTTCTACTCAGCTCCATTCCATTTCTATAAGCAGTACCAAGAGCCAACGGAAAGCTCAAAGGATGATTGCTCATTAAAGCCGGTTCAAACGGTTGTGCATGAATAATGAAACGGCTTTCATTCTGTAATCCCCATTCCCTTTTCTTATAAATGCCAATATTATCATGTTTAAACGCAACTCCTTGATCAAAGCATTTGATAGCTTCTTTATAATATAGCTCAATATTTTGTTCATATTTCACATCAACAAGACCGACTTTATTAATATAAGAACTGACTACAAAATTTTCAAAACAATATTCCCTATTATTATAAAATGATCTATTAACAGTTCCCACATCGTAAGTTTCAAACATATCCTCATCCAAACTTATCCTTACACCTTTATTCCCTTTCCCGTATCGATTCCATAAATCAATATTTTCCATTTCCGACTTAGTCCAACAACTCACAAAAGTATATTTACCTAATTTTATATTCGTATCATAAACCGTTGAGTCATATTTATATTCTGCTTTATCATCCACTTGATCCAAACGATTAAACTTTATACTTTTGTTCTTAAGAATCATTTCTAATGTTTCAATAGAAGTATAATGATGTATTTTCATCTTAAATTTAATTATAAGTTTATCCTATTTTATTTGATCTTTGTAGATTGCATTCTTGGCATAAAAGCTAAAGCTCCCCACACTAGTATCACCGACTTCATTATTACATTGTCTAACGTTTTTTCGTATTAAACAATCATCATCCCATTATAATTCTAATAGTTTTTTTCTATTAGTCCAATTAACGACTACAGACTCCGCTTCATCCGATATCAAGTCAAGATATTGTTTCAATTTTTCAATTTTATATCCTGAAGCTTGATCATTCACAACCGTCACACGCCTATGTATCTGCTTTTTTAGCATTGTCCTATTTATTAACTGGAAATTCATATTAGAACGTCCAATACTACCACGAAAATAAAATTCAGTAGTACCAGTTACATAATTAAACAATGTAAATCTATCACTTCTTTTAACAACAGCATTAAATTTTATATCCTTATACCTCTCATCAATAAACCCATTAAACGACAATTCCTTCTTATCAAACCCAGCTGTAAGAAAGTTACTCACCTGCGTACGGAATCTCTTTTGCAAATCCTTATCCTTATCATCTTGAAATTTTATAAAAGAAGAACTTACCACGGTTGAAATAAAATTAGACACCTCAAGAACCAAATTTGGTACTAATTCTTTTTTCATTGTAGTTTTATAATAATAAATTTTATTGTTTGATTCCGTCTCACGTATAGAATATTGTTCCTTATAATAAGTGAACAGTCTTAAATAAGACTCATCATCACTATCGAAAAAATTATTATAGTAATTTTCACTAATCCAACCACCATCAGTAATAATGTAATAGCCCTCTCTTTCTGTTAGAAAAACAGAAACAAAGCAATCATTTGTGGTAAAGAAAGGCGTTATTATTTCTATGGTCTTTCCATATTTTTTCACTTTCCACAAAGAACTAAATGACGCTATTATAATCTTTATTATATCTTCCATGATTATTCAATATCAAATTGTACATTTTCTAAAGGATCAATATTTTCTTCCATTTTAAAAGGAAGAACACCTGGGGTCGAAATTAAATCAAAATTTTCAAATTTTATATTGGCCTCCTGCATAAAATGCAAAACACACATAGAAATATCTTCCAAAACTTTTGATTGCTTTTCATCCAACAGCACCTTTGTCTTGTAAGCTATCTCCTTTCCATCAGCTACGAACCGATGAAAATGAGGAGTTGGAACTTGTTGTTCCTCTATAGGAATAGGCAAATTGGAATTCCTATGAGAAGGTCCCGTAGAATCATATCTAAAAAAAGGTCTTTCACAAAAAGGAACACAGCGTAAAATGAATTTAAAATCTTTTTCTTCAGTTTCTTTTTGTTGTATGGTAAAAATTATATCATTTGGTAAGACATCGCTATAAGTAGGAGTATTTTTTTCTTTATAATCCGGTCTGCTATTTTTCTTTTCGTCAAGAACGATTTTGTTATTTAACAAAATTTTCTCTTCATCTATTAAGGAGCAATAGCTTTTATAATTATCTCTAACTTTAATATTGACTTTCATCTTTAGCTTATATAAACATTGTGTTTAAAATGGTTCTTATTTAGGAATAACTCTTATAAAATGATATGTAACAGTTCCATATTTTGTTAGAAGATAGTCATTTACATACATTCTTGCTTCAGAATTTAGTTTTTCTTGAGAGTTTGAATTAGACACAAATTCTAGATTCTGTATTTCTCCATTATATTCAAATATAGCTATATATTCTTTCATCATTATCCTATTTTATTTGATTTTTGCAAATTACATTTTTGACATAATAATTGAAGATTCTCCACTGTAGTCGCACCACCTTTGGAAAAGGGAATAATATGGTCAAGCTGCAGGTTTTCAGTAGAACCGCAATAAACACATTTTCCTCCATTCCTTCTCCAAACTACATCAACGACTTCTTTAGGTATAGGAGGTCGCTTATTTGCTTCCGGAAAGATTTCTCCCTCATCCATTAACTCTTGCAGTGCAGCCTTTTCTAAGTCTTGCTTTCGTTTCTTTGCAAGAAGCTTCTCTTTTATTTTATTTATTGCTCTCCTGTTTTCCAACTCATCAATCCATTTTTTATACTCCATAATACTAGATTCAGACGTATCAATATACAATAAATCAGATTCAGTATCAGAAAATAGCACTCCATGCATCTCCCATTCTTTAGCCATATAAGTCAAGACGCCTGAATATTCAGACTTTAGTGAAAAAGATTTTTGACCAATCGGCTTTAAAATGATGAAGTCTCCTGAGCTAATCAAGCATGTCTTATATCCTTCATATAAGATAGCGCGTATAGGAACATTTACATATATACATGTGCATTCTTCATCCGGAACAAAATGAAGATATTTCTTTCCGTTCAGATTTTTCCAGTTGAGCATATTTTTCTTATTTTGCCGACATACACATAAGTACTCGATATACGCCGTACACCTCTGACAAAGGAACGTCAAAGTCCGAGAATTTCGGGTCCGGGTTAACCGAATGGCATTTCACATAACCTTCCTTACCCTTGCATTCATGGAGTTCCTTTACTATAACCCCATTTGCAGTGTCCAAAACGTATGTTTTACCCCAGTCTATAAAAATATTGGGGTTTATCTTCTTTATCAAAATACGGGAACCTGAGGGGTATTCAGGTGCCATACTATCTCCATATACTGTAATGGCAAAGTCTACATCTTCAATGGGTGAAATTATAGCCTCACAATTTTGGAGCATTGCGCCTGGAGCCGCAAAACCCGTAAGCGTTCCTCCCATAGCTGACATGGGAAGAAGATATGTGGTGAAACCCTTTGTATATTCTATATCTTTCTTATCAAAAGATTCTTCATTTTCTTTTCTTCTAAGACTATTTAAGAACAGACTGTTTTTTTCACTATCTAACATATCTCCAACCCCTGTCAACAACCATGCAGTGTTCAACTCTGGATAAACAGACTTTATCTTATCTAAAGATGCGGTACGTATGCTATCACCCACATTATTCACGAACCCGGTAGACAATCCTACTTTTTTCTCGAACTTACCTTGACTAATTTTTAGATAAGCCAAAAATGATATTAATCTCTGCTTTGTTGTCATACTGATTTATTTTCTGTATATTTGCACTGAATTTTAAAACCTATATTGCTATGTTTAAACGAATCAAACTTTGGTATCACAGACGCTTATTCATGAGAATTTATTTCATTTATCTCAAACACAGCGACAAGCCTCAGGATGCCGTCAATGATGCTTACGAGGATCTTAAAGCGATTATCAAAGTCATGGAAGAAAAGCTCTAGCCCTAGTATTTCGTTCTTTCACTGGCTGCGTAGGGTAAATAACAGGTATTGAAAATTTAATTTTAGAGACATTCTCATTAACCTGTTTATTTTCCTCACTAACTGATTTTCCTCCAAATTTTCCACCAAAACGAACTCCTATTACAGAACCACTTACCTCTACCCCTCCTGTTTTTTCTCCATTGTTTAAATTCTCAGAAGATGCTGAAACAGCCACTTCAAAATCTATATAGGAAATCTTCAAATCCCCACTAACCGCTCTTACCTTTTCCTCTGCAGAACGATTGCTAGGTGATATGATTGCTCCATTTTTCAGTTCTTCTTGACATTCTTTCACTGCTTCTGTAACATCAAAAAGAACTGATTTTATAAAATCTTTCAATTCCATAAATGATAATTAAAGTTAATCACAGATTTATTTTCTGTAATTTTGTTTGTTACAGAAAATATTTCTGTATCTTTGCAACATCAAACAATAAACAACAGCACAAAGGAACGAAAAATAGTTCGGAAGTGCAAAAATATTGACTAACTAAAAAGAGGTAAGACAATGAAAAGATTCGATTTACGACAGATTATGAGAGATGCCCACAGAACTTACAAGTATGTAGGCAAGAAACAAGGCAAGACCTTCGGTGAAGTTCTGAAATCAACATGGAAACTGGCAAAACTGAATGTTACAATGCAGGAAGAGCTGGCAAGACAACAGGAAGAAAGAAATAACAAGGTGTTCACTCCGGTCAAAGCAGAAAAAGTCACTTTCAAAGCCGAATGGTCAGACTGCTACAACTCCAACAGCCGTGGATATTTAGGTTCCCAGTACTGCGGAGATTAATAAGGACATTAATCAGGATTATCCTGTCCGGTCTCGATACCGGAAACAATCCGTAAAAGGTATGGCAGGAACTACATGGAGTGATTGCCCTTAGCAATCCGTTCCAGAAAGCGATACTGGCGCTTACCCTCAATCCCAGCATAGAGGACGCGAGAACTAACGGTCGAAGCAAGCAGCCTGTAACAAGGTCGATGCAAGCAGCCGGGCGAAGTAAGGGCGATCATGCCCCGAACGGTTATGCAGTGAAGAACAGTAGCTGACAACTCCGGTGGGAAGACCAGAGAGAGGTTATCGGGGCACAAACTAATACACAATCAAATGAAAGCAATATCAATATTATGCGCAGTATCATACACGATACTCCTTATTACCATGTGCGATATGGGCGTATGGTTCTGGATAGCATCCACCGCCTTCGCGGTAACATCATTAGTGATAAGCAACGAACTTGACAATATTGAAAATCAAAAAAAATAAAGCTATGACAACAGTAGAAGAATTACAAAGCATGACACACGAAGACCTTGTAAGACGTGTGCAAGAACTGGAACAAGACCTTAAAGAAGTCAAGGAACAGAGCGACATGTGGCTCGATTCGTTCACCCGCCTACAGGCACGACACGAAAGCAGCATTAATGCTCTAGACAACATCGTTAAACTCGCTAAATTGAAGTAATATGGTAAAAGTAACAGAAAATTGGGCGGCCACATTGAGAGCGATGAAGGTAGGTGATATCGTTGTGTTCCCTGTGCGTGCGATATCTTCCGTCAACACAACCATTTCCAGACTAAGATTGGAGATGTGTGTAGAAAATGCCGATTGGAAACGAACAGGAGAGGTTGACCGCAAGCGCGGAGAGTTCAAAATCCAGCGTGTGTCATGATTACGCTATCAGAGCGCGAGCATCTTGTCGCCGAACAATATTGCAAGGGTTTGGCCGACAAGGAAGTAGCCGACAGTCTGCAACGCTCGGAATGGACCATCAAAGCACAGAAGCGGGATATATACAAAAAGCTGGGTATTTCCAAAGATACCGAGCTTGTATTATACATGTTCTGTGAGCGCATGAAGATCAACTTCGATATAAAAGAGATACGTAAACACGGGCTTGAGCTATTCTTCTCCATCCTGTTCCTTGTCATTGCCGCATTGGATTTTCATCCCGACATGAGACAATGCAGCAGAGCAAAGACAAGAACCACCCAAGTATCAAGAACAAGACGAACAAAAACAGATTCAGATTATGAACTATACAGTTAACAACCAACTACGGACATCCATCTTATTTGATGGAACGGCAGAAGCACGGCTAGCAGACATCCTAGCCATCATGGACACCCATACATTCGGTAAAAGAGAAGCGGCCAAAATAGTTGGAGGCATAGGAAGGCTTATCAGACTGATCGAAGAAAACAAAATACGTTCCGACAAGCCTACATGCGCACAAAACGGGAAATGGTTCTGCAATGCCAGTGATGTCCTGCGTTATGCACAGGTCAAAATGCCAAGGAAGCCTAGAAAATTAAAAAAGAAAGTGGCATAAGCCACACGGGTAATTAGCTTAATGGAAAAGCGGTATTCACTTTTTTCTTTACGTTCAGACGGTTTGTGATTGTTTTCAGGAGGAATACAGATACAGGTTCGAATCCTGTATTACCCACACCCAAAGAGAGGGAGCCGTACACCCTTATAAACGTAGCCATGTTAGAGACTTCAAGGCAGTGAAGCAGAGAGCAATTTGTTAGATAATAATTTAACCCAAAGCCGCTGGAAAGGACAGCGTGAGGTGAGAGCCCTCTTTATATGTTATATTCTATATCCTTATTTATCCCGGTGTGTCCTGGCCGACTATCCGGGAACTATTTTTTTTAACTCATTTATTAACCACTAAAAATTATTGATTATGGGACTTATCAAAAAACCTAACGAACTGACAGTTAAGAATGCCCTGTCGGCATTAATCTACGGACAACCTGGTATGGGAAAGACCACACTGGCGTTAAGCTCTCCCCAGCCACTACTCCTGGACTTTGACGGTGGCGTTCACCGTGTGAATGCAGCCCACCGTGTAGACACCGTACAAATTTCCAAATGGGAAGAGGTGGATGAAGTTCTTACGAGCGGAGAAATTGCCGAATACAAGACCATCGTTATTGATACGGCAGGAAAAATGTTATCCTTCATGGATAAATATATAATGAAAAACAATCCCAAAATGAAGAAAGCGGATGGCACACTGTCCCTGCAAGGATATGGAGTACGAAAGAATATGTTCATCAACTTCGTAAACCAAGTCACACTAATGGGTAAATCAGTAATATTCGTAGCCCATGAACGCGAGGAAAAGAACGGAGAAGACAAACAGATACGCCCGGAAATCGGAGGTTCTTCTGCCGGTGACCTGATTAAAGAACTTGATCTTGTAGGCTATATGGAAGCCATAGGTAAGGACAGAACCATCTCTTTTGATCCGTGCGAGAAATTCTACGGTAAGAATACCTGCAATCTTCCGGCACGCATAAAGATACCAGTTATCATTAATGCAGAAGGTACAATCACCGGACCGAACGACTTTATGACAAAGATTGTAAACACTTATCAGACCTATCAGGAAAAACAGGCAGAACTGTCCTCCGAATATGAAGGTCTTATGGAAGTTATCAAGGAACAGATAGCCATGGTAGCGGATGCGGACACGGCCAACGAAGTGAAACAATCACTGGAGAGCCTGCAGCATATCTTCGACAGCAAATTACAAGCAGGTATGCTACTGAATAAAAGATGCAAGGAATTAGGATTGAAATTCGACAAAGTCAAAAAAATATATGAAGCAGCCTAGTTATAGAATCTATCCCTCATTACTTGACAAATTCGACAAGTATCTGAGAGCTGATGAAGAAGTGGAAAACTTCTGGAACATTGATAATGAAACCGGAGAGTATAAACGCTCTCCGGAAGAAATCGAAGAGAGCCTGAAGCAAGACCTTCTGGATGCTATCAACCGTGTACCGTTTGAGAGTGAAGCAGCCGACAAGGGAACAGCCTTCAATGCTATCATTGACTGCTATGTCCATTGCGAAAATCACGTGCCGACAGAGCGTTCCCCCTACTCCATCATTGGCGATAAGGAAACCAATACCATACAAGTAGCTTTTCCAGCAACGGATATCGCACCTGCACGGCATTTCCTTTTTGACAGACAATGGTGTATAGAACAGGCAGAGTATTTCAAAGGCTCATTAAGTCAGGTCTATGTATCCGCCATTCTTCCTACCCAGTACGGAAATGTGGAGTTATACGGATTTATCGACGAACTCCGAAAGGATGTTGTTTATGACATAAAATCCACATCTAAATACGAGTTCGGCAAATACGCCCACGGGTGGCAGCGCCATGTCTACCCTTATTGCCTAATTGCTTCCGGTCAGATGGAAAGCATAAAGGCATTTGAGTTTACGGCTTATGCGCTGAAAGGCGGTACCAGCCGCACACCGCTTATCAGTGGTACGCAATATCCGGAATATTATACTTACAATCACGAACAGACAGTGAAACTGCTCACGGCACACGTAGAACATTTCATAGAGTTTTTGGAAGCTAATAGAGAATCTATCACGGACAAGAAGATTTTCGGACTGGAATAATGGCACAAGAAGCTATCCTTATAAAAGAAAAAGGTGTGGTAACACTGAACAAGTCCTTTGATTTCATGTGCTCGCAGCTCCGTAACGGTCGTTACAGGTTAATTATCGAACGTTACACAGAGCCGCGCACATTAAGTCAAAACGCCCTAATGTGGCTTTGGTTTACCTGTATCGAACAGGAAACAGGAACGGACAAACAGGACGTACACGATTATTACTGCAACCTATATCTACGAAGGACAACCATTATCAAAGGAAAAGAAACGGTCATAGCCGGAAGCACATCGAAACTGAACACACTGCAAATGACGGACTTTTTGAATAAGGTCAAAGCAGATGCAGCCACGGAACTGGGAATAACACTTCCCCTTCCGGAAGACCGTTATTATAACGAATTTGTCAACGAATATAAATATAGAAGATAATGAAGATCATAAAAGCTAAAATCACCAAGGACAGTACCTTGGTGGCCACCTACAAGGATGAGAATGGTACAACCACCGTAGAAGGCAAGAACCTGGTAACATCAGACCTTATCAATGCGTTCAGCAAGCTGAATCCCCACGCCGCTTTGCTTACAGAACAGAAAGAAGTGGACGGTATAGAATCAGTAGATGAAGTGCCTGATATCATAGGACAGGTGCTTGACGTTACAGGGTATTCCATTGGCGGAGATGGAGATAATGAAGGGGTTACTCTGATAGCCAAACGTTTTCTCAAAACAGGAAAAGTTCTGAACCTATGCGCTCCGTTCACCATGTTCAATAATGAGAATGAATCGTATATCAATGCCTTCGAGCTGGAGCAGGAAATCCAATCCTGTGAGTTCGAAGTCAAAGAGTATCTGTTCAACAAAAAATGGCGAATTGTACAACAGGAACTTCCGTTTGAGGAAGACACGGCGAACGCAGACGTACAACCGGACGCCATTCCAGAAGCCGGTACAGACTTCAATCAAGAGGTTGCGGAATTCCAGCAGGCTATGAATGATGCAGGGGTTGACATAATAATGAACGGAAAGAAAATTAAATCACGTAAACCACGTAAAGTCAAACAACTTGCATCATGATACCGCCATCCCCATTTTGCGTAACTACTACCCCCAACTGCTTCAAACTAGCCTTCCCATATCATCCAAGATTAGTGGAGCTAGTCAAACGGATTCCAAGTGTAAAACAGAATATCCGGGCAGCCTATATCGCTGACGAAAAAGCTTGGAAGGTATCTCTACAAGATAAGGAATACGTGAGGATGATGGCAGATTGGGCGGTACAGACAAAGATATGCAGCCGGGTACAGCACAAAGTGACAACAAGAGAGTATAATGACTATACTATTCCCGACCTTCCAAAACTTACGGTTCCACACGGATTGCTGTTGGAACCGTACGAATATCAGAAAGAAGGCATCGCTTATGCGCTACAGCACAAGCGGTGCATATTCGGGGACCAACCGGGACTGGGAAAGACATTACAGGCAATAGGCACGG